ACGGCTCCACCCAAGCGGCCAGCGGCAACCGCTCCACCCAAGCGGCCAGCGGCTACGGCTCCACCCAAGCGGCCAGCGGCTACGGCTCCACCCAAGCGGCCAGCGGCGAATGCTCCACCCAAGCGGCCAGCGGCGAATGCTCGGTTTCCATGATCGCCGGGCAAGGCGGCTCCGTGAAGTCCGGCCCAAATGGTGCCTTCGCATTGACGTGGAACGATGGCAAGCGGCCTCGCATTACCGTGGGTTACGTGGGAGAAAACAATATCAAGCCTGACACGTGGTATCACGTGGACCGCTCCGGCAATCTTGCGGAGGGCCAAGCGTGATGAAATCCACCACAAGGGAGCGCCTCTGCGGAGGCGCTATCCTGCTGGGCTTTCTCGCCCTTTGGATCGCTTCCGAATGGCTTCCCGTCGTCCTGTTCCCCTGAAATGGTCCGCCTTCTCATCTGGCTTCTTGTTGAGCGCCACCATGAAAAACGCGAGCGGCGTATCGCCGAAATGATCCGGGAGCAAAGGCGCTTCCTCCGAAATTCCACCACACCAAAACATCATGGCTGAAAAACAATCTGAACCGCCCGCGGCCAATCCGCTTTCCGTCGATACCATTGGAGAAATTCACGAAAAGGATTCGCTCTTCATGCGCGTAGACATGGGCAGTGCCACCGCCACTATGGAATCCGGCGAAGTCTTCAACCTTGAGCTCTCCACTGGCCTGAACGGTTCCCCGTTGATCCGGTGCGCCGAGACCGGCAAATGGTTCTCCATCACGTGGCGGGAAATTCTCGACCTCGCCTATCATCGCGGAATTCACACCTACTGATTATGGCCCTCCTCGCCGAGCTCACCTTGGATGACGCCCCCCGCGCCCGGAGCGCCTTCGCCGATCCCGACTACCACTTTCCAAGCGTGCCTTGGTTCGGCACATGGAAGGGCCGCACGTGGAGCGAGATGCCTGGACAGGATGACTTGACGCAAAAAATGAACTTCGCCCTTTTCCGTCGCGGACTGTTCAAGATCGAGGAACCCCGCGTTGCCGCGCTTCGGAGCTTCCGAAAGCATTTCGACAAGAAGGCTTGATTGCCCATGCGAGGAATCAACAATGAAAACACCTTCATTGTGGTGGACTCGCGCGGAGAAGCGGTGGCCGAAGTTTCAGACGGGTTCGCCAAGAATCACCCGTTGAAACCGCCGTTCACCTACAAGAGGCCCGGCGAATATCTGGCCGCATTGAATGGGCGAATTCTCAAGGGCGGTTTCGAGCCTCGCTGAAACGGCGAATCGCTTGGGTGAGGCTTTCCTTCAAGCGGGCCGGATTTTTACTCAAAGCTTACGGCCCTTGATCGACGCGATTTCTACCATGCCAATTTCCCCTTCATTTCCGCCGCCTGCTTTAGCTGAGCTCACTGAGGAGCAGTTATCCTTGCTGGCCAATCGGGCAATGCAGTCTTCGCCGTTTTCAGTCTTCTCCCGGATTGATGTGCCGCAAGCCTATTTCGATGTGCCCACGCTCTCTTTTCGTCCCGCGACACCAATTCGCCAAAGCTTCCAGCCCCTTCGATCAGTCAGACCGGGAGAGACAATGGAGGTGGATGGCAACAGCTTTCGGATTACCGAAATCAGGAGGACGGCGGAACGCGGGCACTTGACGGGAGAACTGCGGATTTCGCTGGACTGCTTCAACCGTGCCATGCAACGCATTCAAGTGGAGTGCGCAATTTATGAATTAGCACGGACGGAGGATGCCCTTGCATTGGAGGTCAGCGAGTGCGTAGCCCGCTCCATCAGGGAAAGGAACGAGGAAGGATCATTGGAAACCACCGCCTTGGCGATCATTCCTCCGAGGCCCCGGCTTGGTCACTGCCCCATTTGCGGCGAGGGATTTCGCCTCGATCCCTCCGGTCGGTGCATGGAGGAGGATTGCGACTTTTCCGAGGCGTGATCAAGCTCGCCTCTCCATGGCGCGGATCAACTCGCGATTGCGCTTGTCGGCAAGATGGGCGTTCACCACGAGGCAAGCGTGAATCGCTCCGGGAATCCAGAGCAGGCACGTGAGGAGCAGATTCAGGAGGAACTGCACGGGCTTGCCGCACAACAGCACGGCGAGCGGCGGAAGGATGATGGCGATGAGGTAGCGCATGGAGGGAGATTTTAGTGATGCCGGGGAGGCGATCAAGAAAATTCCTCAGCCTCCATTTTATCCTTGCTTGTGCGTATTGAATGCGCATAATATGAGGGCGCTCAAAACGAGCACTTCAAAACACACTATCCACCCAAGAAAAGCACATGGCCAAAATCATCTCCCGTAACTACCGCGACCGTTCCAGCGAATTCAAGTGGCTCGTTCGCGACGAGTCCGAAGAGCCCTCCCAAGCCCGCGCCTTCAAATCCGTGCAGGCCAAAGGAGTTCGCTTTCAAGCATCCGGTAAATTTGAGCAGGGCTTTGGTTGCAACATGGTGGCCATTGCCGATGAGGTGAACGCTCACGATCCCGAGCCCATCAAGGAGCGCATTCATTTCACGGGCGCGCGCTTTTCGCGGGACATCACGGGCGCAACGGTGGAGCGCGCGAGTGCGCTCGATCTTCACCCGGATGGCTCCATGTTCGCCGTGATCGCCTGATCCGGCGCATCCACAACCAAGCCCAAGGAGGGCGGCGGGTTGATCCTCGCCGCCCTTTTTATTTATGCGCAAGGAATCTCTTTCCCCCCGCCTTGCCCATGGGTGTTCTTCCGTCAGGCAAACCCGGATTCCATGAGAGGAATTTTCCGCAAGGTTACACGGATTTTTTTGAGTCGGGCTTTCAGAAAAACCCCGCAAGCGGTCAGGCCAGCAAATCTCCGAACCCCGCATCATCCGCATCGTAGGCCTCGCAGAATCGCGCGATGCGTTCCAAAATTCCGGCGTTGATTTGATCGCCGGTGAGGCGGATCACGCGCCACCCCAACAAGGTGGCCTCCAAGTATTTTTCGCAGTCCTTGATAAATCCACTCGCCCGGTTGTGACGCCCGTAGGAGTGGATGCCGCCTTCGCACTCGATCAACGTGCGACTCCCCACATGGGCGAAGTCGGCCCGCCACCGGCGCTTGGGATGGAATTGGAATTCCTCTTCCAGTTTCGGGCCTTTCACCGCCTTCCACGCGAGAGAGAATCGCCTTTCCAAGACGGATGGCACATGAGGCGTGGCGGCGCTTGACGCGGACGGATGGGAAACCTTTTTCGGCATGTCCAAGGACTCCCTGCCAACCATCCCCGAAGCCCTCGCCGAACGCCTCCTGAAAGCGGACGCGGCCAACCTTGTCAAAAAGGTGCAGAGCGGCAAACCGCTCACGAGAGCGGAGCGCACCCACTTGCTCGCGATGGCCGCCGGTTCAGAGGAGAGCGTGCAGGCATCGAAAACCACGGCAAAGAACTTCGTGGAGCTGGCGGAAGCCCTTGGAGTGGCGCGAAAGACAATCTATCAGTGGAATCGCAGGAAAGGCGCTCCAAGTGCGGCCCCCAATGGAGAGCACGACGTGACCGCGTGGCGCTTGTTCTGCCGACAACGCGGCCTTGGGCCGGAAAGCGCCCGTCACGACGGGAATGGTTCCGATTCCGCCGAGGGTGAAGACATGGAGCGCCTGAAGGCGCGGAAGCTTGTGGTGGAAATCGCAGAGCGCGAGCACCGCCTCGCGACGCGCCGGGGCGAATACGTGGAAACGGCACTCGTGGCGGAACGATGGTCCTTCCACGTGGCGCAAGCCCTTCAACTCTTGCGCACGAAGTTGGAGAACGAACTCCCCCCGATCATCGCCGCCATGGACGATGCCGCCACCATCCGCGTGGAGATGGGTCGCGTGATCGACGAGGTGGCCAAGGCACTGCACGAGGGCGGAGGGAATGACGGAGCTTGAGCAGTTGGCGGGCGTCTGGCGCGATGCTTGGAGGCCACCAGATCGGCGCACGCCGTGGGAATGGGCGGAAGAGCACGTGGTTTCCATCCCTTATTCGCCACTTCCGGGCCGCTTCCGAAGCGTCAACGCCCCTTGGATGCGGGAGCCACTGGAAGTGATGGTAGATCCGCGAGTGCGGATGGCTCAAATCATGGCGGCCATCCAAGCGTCCAAGACGCTCGTGATGGAGATCGGTTCCGCCTTCATCATCCAAAACATGCCCGGCCCCATGTTGTGGCTGGATCAGACAGACGATGACGCGAAGGACCAATCCGGGAACAGGCTGCAACCGCTCTATGCTCAAATTCCGCCCGTGCGGGAGCTTCTCCACCGCAACCGGCACAAGGTGAAGTTGGATGCCGTCTCTTACATCAACGGCATGACCCAGTGGGTGAAGGGAGCCCACAACAAGACCAATCTTCAACGGCGCTCGATTCGCTGGCTGTTCGGCGATGAAACTTGGCGATGGCCCACCGGCCACATGGAGGAGGCCATCGCGCGCACCACGGCCTTCGGCTGGCTGGGCAAGGCGTTCTTCGGTTCGCAGGCCGGAGAGGAGGGCGACGACACCGACCGCAATTTCAAATCGGGCGACCAACGGGAATGGCATTTTCGGTGCCAGCGTTGCGGCACGCTTCAACCCTACTTGTGGGAGCGCGTGGAGTGGGAAAAGAACGCCCGTCTCCCGAATGGCGAGCGGGATTTCCGCCGGATCAAGGAAACGACCCGCTACACGTGCGGGGAATGCGGGAAACCCTACGAAGACACGGACCGGAATCGCCGCATCCTTTCCGCCGAAGGATGCTTCATCCCCATGAATCCCGGCGCTCCACCGGACATCGTGAGCTTCCATTGGAACGGCCTCGCCTCCACCTCATGGGGCACGCTGGCGGTTCTTTACCTCACGGCTAAGGACGCGGCCAAGAAGGGCGATTACGAATTGCTCAAAATCTTCTATCAGAAGCGCTTGGCGATTCCGTGGAGGGAGAATTTGGAGGATTTCCGCATGGAGATCGAGGCCAGCCCCTACGCCTTCGCGTCTGTGTGGGAGCGCGAAGGGCGCATTTCGCGCAGGGGGGAGATTCTTCCGGCGGCCTCGCCAGACAAGAAGGAGACGGACCGGCGCGGAGAAGTGCCGCTTCGTTTCATGACCGTGGACGTGCAGCAATCCCACTTTTGGGTGGCCGTGCGAAGCTGGACCGAAACCGGAGACTCTCGCCTTGTGGCCTTCTTGGGCGGAACCGAAGGGGAAGACTCCGTGGTGACGTGGGATGACGTGCAGGCGATCCAAGAGCGCTTCGGCATCGCCGCCCGTCTCGTCTTCGTGGATGCTGGTTACGATTCCTCCAACGTCTACAATCAATGCGCGGATCATGGATGGACGGCGCTTATGGGGCAGGATCGGGCAATCTACCTTCACGTTCAGAAGGACGCGAAAACCGGAAAGACCACGAAGCGGGAACGCTATTATTCCCCTGTTCGGCGCGTGGACCGTGGAAACGGAAAGGCCGCTCGCCTGCACTATTATTCCAACCTCGCGGCCAAGGACATTCTTGACCGCTTGCGCAAAAACCAAGACCCGGAAAAAGGCATCACGTGGGAAATCTACGCCGAGGCAAGCGACGAGTATTTGCGGCAAATGGACTCCGAACGCCGCATCAAGAAGAACGCAAAGTGGATTTGGGAGCAAATCGGAAAGCGGCCAAACCACGCTTGGGATTTGGAAACCATGCAAATCGTGGCCGCCTGCATGTTGAAAATCGTCGGTCGCGAAAGCGTGGCCCAAGTGGTGCCGGAAGAGGACACCGAAAGCGAGGGCGCGCGCGCGGGAGGGGGCGATGGCTCCGGTTGACGCTTCCGGTTGGAAGCCATGGCAGGTGCGCCAGATTACACAATTGGATTTTCACTCGCGGAAGTGGAGGAGATTTTCGCCGCGCACAAGGCGGAGTTGAAATCCACGATGGCGCGTTTTTCGGATTCCGGTTCTAGCGTGGATCGAATCCGAATCGACGAAATTCACGCGGTGATCGCGGCTTGCCAGCGGGCTTTGCAAAAGCTGGACCCTGCAAACTACGGCTCGCCCGGTAGCTCCAACAAGACCGCGGTGAGCGGCATTTCCGGTTACCTCCCCAAATGACCGCATGACGCAAGAAGAACGCCATGCTCGCATCGCGCGAGCAATCGACCGCGAACGGGGCCGCGCCGGAACGCCCGCCGTGGATCGCGGCGCGGGCGCGATGAACTCCCCCTACGAGGCCGCCAATTTCTCGCCGCGGCGCGGGCGCGTGCCCGGCGGCAGTCCCGCGGACCACAAGGTGGACCTGCCGGAATGGACCCGCTCCGAGCTCGTCAAGAACTCCCGCTACGCCCGGAAGAACTCCGGCCTGTATCGCGAGCAGGTGGACTTGATGCACCTCTACGCGGTGGGGCCGCACGGCATCAAGGCGCAGAGCCAAGCCGAGAACCGCGATGCCGCCAAGGCCATGGAGCTCGCCTTCCGCGATTGGGGGCGCATCGCCGACATCACCGGGCGCTTCACGTGGGCTCAGGTGCAACGGCTCGTCTCCGCGTGCCTCGACACGGACGGGGAAGTTTACGTGCTGAAGACCTTCCACCCGGTGACGAAGGCACCGCGCCTCCAACTCATCGAATCCCACCGCGTGGGAGACTTCGGCAAGGGCGACACATGGGACGGCCATAAGCTCAACTCCTACGGCCAGACCGTGGCGGTGCGCGTTCGGCAGGATAGCGGCGTGATCCGCGACATCCCCTCCAATCAGATTCTCCACATCTTCGACCCGGACGCGCCCTCGTGCGTGCGCAACCCGCCCCCGCAGTCCCACGCCCTCCACCATCTCCAAGACGAATCCGAGATGCTCGCCTTGGAGAAACACGGAGTGAAGGACAACTCGGACATCGCGCGCGTTCTCAAGCTGGGGCGCGGCGAACTGGACGACGACGGCGATTTCTCCGCCACCGGATCGGTGCCCGCGGGCACGGCGAGCGACCCGAAGGCCCTTCAACGCATCGTGGGCGGAAAGCTCGTCACCATCGGCCCGGACGAAACCTTGGAATCCTTCGAGTCCCGGAGGCCCTCCCCCACCTTCACCGGCTTCCTTGAACACATCCGCCGCGAAGCCGTCTTGGGCGGGCTTCCCTACTCCATCACCGTGGACCCGTCCGGGATCAACTCGGGTGCCGTGCGCGTGGACGTGAGCAAGGCGCAACGCCGTTTCGAGGCGCGCCAAGGCTTGCTCGTGGAGAAGCTCATCGCCCCCGTGTGGTTCTTTGTGATCGGAGCGAAGATCGACCGCAAGGAGCTCCGCGCCTCGCCGAACTGGTGGCGCATCACCGGCGGCACGCCGCGCCAATTCACCGTGGACGCGGGCCGCAACGAGGAGAGCAACCGCCGTGACGTGGCGCAGGGCTTGAAGACGCCCGGCGACTCCTACACCGAGGCCGGTGACGATTTCTTGGAGGCGATGGAGCGCAAGGCTCAGGAGATCGCCGGACTCCGCGAGATCGCCGCCCGCTACGGAATCCCGGAGGAAGTGCTTTGCCCCCTGATCGCCGGTGGAGGGCCGAAAGAGGCCGGTGCCGCTGGCACGCCGCCGAGTGCAAAGGCCCGTTGATTTCCATGGACCGCCAATCTTCTCCGCTCCCCGATTCCGCCGCCGCCCGCAAGGGCATCCCCATTGCCACCGGCTTCATTGACTACTTCCCGGATGCAATCGCAGCGGTGGCGGAACTCTCGCGCATCGGCAACGATCAACACAATCCCGGCTCTCCATTGCATTGGGACCGGAGCAAGAGCGGCGACGAGTCAGACGCACTCATGCGCCACTTCCTGCAACGCGGCAGCGTGGACAAGGATGGGGTGAGGCATTCCGCAAAGGTGGCGTGGCGTGCGATGGCCATGCTTCAAAAAGAGATTGAAGCATCTCGGTAATTTTGGCCGCGCGGCCAAAATTGGGCGCGATTGACACCGTGCGCCATGAAAAATGAAGGACGCGCATCCCCGCCTTTCCCTCCCGTGGGCCATCGAGCCCAAGGCGCTTGAGCGCATCGCCGCGCTTGAGCCCGCCAAGTGCAAGAACCATCCCGATCTTGCGGACATTTCCGAGGAAGATTTCGAGGAGCGCCTCGAAATGGACGAAGTGAACGGCGTGGCCGTGCTTCGCATCGAGGGGCCGCTCGTGGTTCGCCCCGAATTGTGGGAGCGCTACTTCTACGGTGCTGCCGATTTGGAGCGCATCGAAAATCTCATTCGGGCCGCCGCCGACAATCCGCAGGTTCAAGCACTGGTTCTGTCCATCAATTCCCCAGGTGGAACCGTGACCGGCACGCCTGAGGTTGGCGTTGCGGTGGCGGCGTGCGCCGAGAAGAAGCCTGTTTTCGCCTACACCAATGCCTTGATGGCTTCCGCCGCCTATTGGATTGGCTCGCAGGTGGGCGCGGATCGCCTGTTCAGCACTCCGAGCGCTCGCGTTGGCAGTGTGGGCGTGCTTCGCCCGCACGTGGACCTTTCGGAGATGTATCAAAAGGCGGGAATTCGCGTGGAAGTGTTCACGTCGGGGAAATTCAAGGGTGCGGGAGCCTACGGAACGGCGCTCACCGAGGAGCAACGCAAGCAGATTCAGGACGAAGTGGAGACCTTGGGGGCGCAATTCCGTGCCATCGTCACCGCCGCCCGCCCCGACGTGGACCCGTCCGCACTTGAAGGGCAGGTGCTTTACGGCACCGACGCCGTGAAGGCCGGTTTGATCGACGACACCGTTCCCAATTCGTCTGCGCTGTTCGCTCGTGCCCGGAGCGAAGCCGATGGGCGGCAAGTTGACAATTCCCGCATGAGCATGGCACAAGAAGATACCGCCACCGACGCCGCCGAGACCGAGGACGCCCCCGAAGCTTCCATCGTTGAAAGCGAAACCGCTTCCAACGAAGCTCACGCCACTTCCACCGTTACCGAGGGGGAAGCTTCGGAAGAGCAGGCGCAAGATGAAGCGCCCGCCGCTGGCGGTGACACTCTCGCCGCCCTCATTCGCGACCTTTCCACCGAAAACGCCTCCCTCAAACTTCGCGTGGCGGAATTGGAGCAATCCCAATCCACCGTGGATCAACGGGCCGCCGAGAAGGCCGCCGAAATCGCCGCGCAATCCGGCGCGGAAGTGCCCGTGGAGCTCACCGCAGCCGGTGACACCGCCTCCGGCACCCCGGACAAGAGCGTTGCCGAGCTCTACAAGGAACTCGCCACCATCACCGGCAAAGACGCCACTGAGACTTCCGCCCTGCAACGCGCCTTCTACTTGAAGCACATCAAGCCGCGCCAAGGGCGCAACTGAGATTTCACCCCGAACTCAACCCTAACCGCACCACATAACCCAATAACACGCATCCGATACGGATTAATGCGCAACCAAATTTCCTGACATGGCTACGAATACTCTCAACGGGGTGAACCTCACCCGCATCTCCCAACTCACGCTGGATGCCCTCGTCACCGAAGGCTTTCCCCTCTCCGCGTTCACTACGGACTTCTCCAACGAAGCCCTTCCCCATGGAGAGGTGATCACCACGCGATTCGTCACCGTTCCCACCACCCAAAACTTCAATTCCACGAAGGCTACGGGGAATTCTGTGACCACTGCGCGGAACATCACCCTCAACCAATACCGTGGCGTTTCCATCGGCTTCAAAGACACTGAGCTCACCTACACGGACCTTGAGCTTGGCGAAAAATTCGTGAGGCCCGCCGTTTCCGCGCTGGTGGATGAAATGATCGCCTACGTGCTGGGACTCTGCACCGCGGCGAAGGGCTTTGGCACTCTCGACCTCGTTTCCACTGCCGGGAACTTCGATGACGACGACGTGGCGGACCTCGCGCAAACCCTCTCCACCGCAAAGGTGCCGAAGGCGAGCCGCTCCCTCATCCTCAAGCCCACTTACTTCGCTTCCCTCGCAAAGACGGGCGCGATCAAAGACGCATCCAGCTACGCGAGCGCCGAGCCCATCCGTGAAAATCGCATCCCTCGCCTGCACGGCTTCAACTTGATCGAATACAACGGAACCATTCCCCACAATTCGCAATACATGCAGGGCGTCGCGGTTCATCCGCAGGCCCTTTGCGTGGCCGCCCGCACCATCCCCGAGCCGCCTCCCGGCACGTGGTATGGAAAGGTGATGAATGTGGTGGATGAAGCCTCCGGCCTCCCCATTCAGATCCGCGAGCACTACGATGGCACCGAACTCGTCTATCAATTCGGCGTTCTCTACGGTGCTACCGAGGGCATCCCTACCAAGCTCGCCCGCATCGTCTCCCAAGGTGCCTGATCCGACTGACACCTGAAAGCGGAGGGGCAACCCTCCGCTTTTTCGCACCCTCACCTTTCATCCCACATGAAGAAAACCCACATTGTTGTTGCCTTCACCGCCGAGCACCCGGCGGGGAAGGCAGTGGCCCTCACGACGGATCGCGAGGAAGCGATGGCCGCCTACAATCAGGCCGCCGCGAATCTCGAAAACGAATTTGTCGGTTACGCCTCCCTTTCCCGCTGGGAGAAACGGGAGAAGCCCGCTGTGGCTCAAGCCCGCATCCTCTCCGCTGCCGCCCGCCACGCCGCTGCTGAGGCCATCGGAAGCGCCACAGCCGAAACCGGCGAGGAGGGCGGGGAGAAGTCCGACGAAGATGAGGCATCGGTGGAATCCTCCAAACCGAAGAGGCGCGGACGCCCTCCCGGTTCCAAGAGCAAGGAGGGCAAGGCCAGCGCCCCGACGCCCTCGGGCAAGGACGATGGCGAAGCCGCTGCTGAGGCCATCGGAAGCGCCACAGCCGAAACCGGCGAGGAGGGCGGGGAGAAGTCCGACGAAGATGAGGCATCGGTGGAATCCATCGAAAGCGATTCCCAATTCTGAAATTCTTGGAGGGCACTTCATGGTGCCTTGTGTGTGGAAGCCCGTCCCGAAAGGGGCGGGCTTTTCCGTTGACGGAATGGCATGGAAAACATGCCGAATCCGCTTCAAGCCGCCCTTTCCCGCCATGCGCCCGCGATGCTCGCGCGCGCCGGAGTTCGGGTGACTTGGAAGGGGAAAGAGTATTCCGCTATGGTGGCGGACCCATCCGCACTGGCGGAACTGGAAGCGGGCGGGTTTGCCATTGATGGGGATTTCGTCCTCAAGATTCCCCGCGCCTCCTTCACCGGAACATTCCCCGCGATCAACGATCAGATCGCCATGGACGGCAAAATCTACCGCGTCACCGCCGACCGGCAAAAGCCCGGCTCCGCCTTTGTGGTGATCCCGGTTTCCTCGTGATGAATGCGAATGTAGAACTTGGCTTGCGGGATTGGTTGGATTCCTCCCTTGAGGACGGGCACCCCGCCGTGCATACCGGGCTCACCGGCGAGGAGATTCCACCGGAACACCCGATTGTCACGGTCTACGTGGACCGCTCGCAACGCGCCGCCGGGCCGCTCTATCGCGCCTTTGCGAAGGTGATCGTAAGCACGCCCCCGCATCAGGGAGACGATTCCGGCGAGGCCGTCGAATCGCATAGGGAAACCTGCGAGGCCGTTCGCGCCATCCTGCAAGCGCCCGATGCCGCCGATCCCGAATCCGCATTCAATTCCGCCTCCGGGCTGCATTGGAAAGGGGGCTTTCTCCAAGGGGAAAACGAAGGCGTGAGCGATGGTCGCTGGATCACCACTTTCGATTTTCTCGTTGGTCTCTCAACTGCCGGTTGACGCCTTTCGCTGGATACTATGGCCGCACATTTTGGAGTCGCCCTTGGAGACGTGGACCTCGCCGCCCCCGCGGGAGGCTATGTCTACGAGGCGGAATCGGACGAATCCATCGAAGTGGCGGAAGTCCGCGACGAAGACGGAAACGTGGTGATCGCCAAGCCCAAGAAAATGATCACGGAAACCCAAGTGATCAAGGGCAAGGGCGATCCGGCCATCGCCGCCGTCACCGCGGGCGGCTTCACTTCCGGCACCGTGAAGATCGTTTCCGCCAAGGGGAGCGAATCGCAAGACGACTTCCCCGATTTCGAGATCACCGGCAGGAAATTCTCCAACGCCTCCTAACCGAGACGCCAACCCGCTTTCATCATGGCCGTAAATTTCGACGCTCCCGGCATCCAATCGCATTCCGCCACGCTTTGCGAGTCCCTCAACTACGAAAAGAAAGTGGAGGAGGCCGTCATCATGGCCAAGGACTCCGGCTTTGGAGACGCCGAAGCCTACAACCCGACCATTGATTGGCAAATTCAAGGTTTCGGCGATGTGCCGGAGGGTGCCGCCGTGGGCGTTGCCGCCTCCGCGCTCAACCTCATCGGCATCACGGACGGCAGTGGAACCAACATCTGCAAGAACCTCAAGCGGAGCGAAAGCAACACCAACTTCAACAAGTGGTCCGCGTCCGGCACCTACTATCCCAATGCGGTTTCCGCAGGGGGAGGAGGGGGAGATTGATAGGACGCGCCACGAAGATCACCAGCCTCTAAGATCACTATGAAAAAGGGACAAACCCTCGCATTCCTGCGCGATCACGAATCGCCTTTGAAATCCCCCAACACTCGCATCGTCGCCGCCGCGCTCGCCTCCGGTGGAAAGTTCGCCAATGACAGGCCATTGCTTGATGCGGTGGAAGCGAAGCCGGATGGCACCACCCATCGCACCGTGACTTGGTGCATGGACGGGGAAAAGTCCATGCACTTCGCTCCAAACTTCCCGGAAGAGTCCATCGGCTTCGACGAGTTCCGTGCCCGCTTCCAGTCCCGCGAATGGTGCGAGGCGAACCCGGATCATCCGATTGCCTTCATGCGGGCCTTCTCGGACGCCATGAACCGGCTTCGCGACCGCGTGAAGGAGATGAAACCCATGCTCATGGTCCGCAAGGGGCGGCGCACGGCGCTGATTCCCGCCGACGAGACCGAAGACCGCAAGCGCGAGATCATGGGACTCCTTTGATCCCACCCTTTCACCCTCACAAGATCACCATGGAACCCCACCAAATCCCTTCCGATCCCAACGCCACGCTGGACGATTATTCGCCCGGCACCGCGGCCAAGTTCGCCACCCTGAAAGACAGGGAATCGCGGCGGGACGAGCGCGCCCACGCCGCCTCCGAAGCCATGATCGACGGGCCGCGCGAGATCGCCGGATACGTTCTCCGCCCGTTCGCGTTCGGCTCCACTCGTCTGGCCCGCAAGATGGGGCTCACCATGTTCTATGATCGGAATGCCAAGCTGAGCGACGAGGACACCATGGATCAACTCGCCGCCTTCTTCTGGATGCAATCCGAAGATGTGGACGTGGTGCTGAAAGCGGTGAATTCCGGCACTTGGCCCGACATTGTGGAACGCTTTTCCCTGACCCTCCCCTTGCACCACGTGGGCGAAATGCTCGCGGAAGTAAATCGCATCTCTGAGCTCGCCATCGCGGCGGCTGTGGACGTGGAGCCCCGTCCCGGTTCATCCGACTCCGACGCGCCGGGAAACTGATCGAGCCCGCGGGGGAGGCGGCCTTCGTCTTCTCCCTCGCGGGCGGAAGGGCACCATCGCGCAAGCAAGAGCGGTGGATCATGTGGCACCTTCCACTTTCCCGCGCCTTGCTTTATTACCACTGCGCCTTGCGCTCATCTGGTGCTTGGACCGTTCCCGCCGAAGACGTGGACGCGAAGCTTGCCGCCACCGAAGCGGCTTTGGCAACCATCGCCAAACTGGAAGCCGAAGCGCTTGCGGAAGATGACGGGGGGGATTGGTAGATGATTCGCGCACGAGGAGACGCCGAGCAATTTGCCAAACAGGCCGCCGATTTGCTGGCCGGGCTGCGCCGTGCTCTCCCCGGTGCAGTAAATTCCCCCGCCCGGCTGATGGTGGAGGAGCTCGATCAAGCGATTCCTCCTCGCAATCAAGCGGCTGGCGAGGGTAAAATCGCAAAGGACATCCTTTCCGTGCTCAAGGGCGTTCCCCGCTCCGTTGCAGACCCTGCCGCGGCGCATCGTGCCGCGCGTGGCTCCGATGGCCAGACCCGCCCCACGGGCCACAAAGTGGCCGTGAATCGTGCGCGCCTGCAAGCCTACCTCAAGCGCCAGACCCGAAAGGCTGGACGCCTGAAAAGCTCGCTGAACCGAGCCAAGAAGGCGCTGGGGTTGTCGGTTCCTTCATGGCTGGCCAGGCACGGGGATTCCCGCGGCGACTTCCGGCGGATGGATGCCTCCGCCGCGTCTTCCATCACTATTGAAATCGGGCCGCATTACGCCCCGCGAGTGCGCACCCTCGCGAGCGCATGGGGTGGCGTAATCTCGCGAGCCCGCACCGCCTTGCGCGAGAATGCTCAAACCATTCTGGACCGCGCCGCGCGATCCGCTGGCCTTTGACATTTCCCACATGGGAAATGGCGGGGTTATCCACAGAACTGCTCTTGGACATCGCGGATTTCGCGAAGGCGCTTCAAAGCGCCGTGGCGCAATCCCGAAGCGCCGTGGCGCAAATTCGGTCGGCAATGACCGATGGGGCGAACGGCTTCAATGCCGCCGCCCAAGCCGCTTCGCGCGTTGGCGGGAACATGACGCAAGCCGCGGGGCGCGCCTCGCAGCTTGCCACTGCCGTGCGGAGGACTGCCGCCGCTGCCGCTGGCGTGGCGGCGATTGGTGCCGCCGCCGTGGCCCTCAACCGCCGCTTTCCACAAGTCGCCGCCAGTGCCGTGGCCGCCTTCGCTCGCATCAGGGCCGGAGCCGCCACGGCGGCGCGTTCTGCCGGTCCCGTGTCCGTGAGCTTGGTGCGGATCGCCGGGAGGGCTGCCGCCGTGGCGACTGCCGTGCAGACCGTGGCCACCGCCTACCGCTTCCTCTTCGGCAACGCCAAGCAGGCCAACTCCGAGATGGCGAAGACCAAGGGGCCGTCCGGCGGCGCGGGAGGCGGAGGCGGCGTGCGCAACTCCATCCTCGCGGGCGTGGCTGGCGGTGCCATCGGCGGACCCATCGGAAGCGCCATCGTGGCGGGCATCAAAGGGGCTGCCACGCGCATCCGCTCCGCCTTCCTCGCACCGCTCAACGCAGCCGCCGACGAGGAAACGCTCAAGGTGAGCTTGGGCGTGCTCGTGGGAGACCAAGGCAAGACCGACGCCCTCCTTGCGGACCTTCAAAAGCGGGCCGCCGACACGCCGCTTGAATTCGGCGAACTGGCGGAAGGCGCGTCCATGCTCATCGCCTTCGGCGAAAGCGCGGACGGCGTGGGCGACACCCTCCAACGCATCGGCGACGTGGCTGCGGGCGTGCGGGCTCCCTTGGGCCAGATCACCGAAATCTACGGCAAGGCCCGCGTCCAGAACCAGCTCTTCGCCGAGGACATCAACCAGCTCACCGGGCGCGGGATTCCCGTGATCGGCGAGTTCGCCAAGCAGCTTGGCGTGAGCGAGTCGGAAGTGAAGAAGCTCGCGAGCGAAGGGCAGATCACGTTCCCCATGCTTGAGAAAGCCTTCGTCTCGCTCACCCGCGAGGGCGGGAAGTTCAACGGGATGCTCTCCAAGCAGGCGGACACCGTGAAGGGCAAGCTCTCCACGCTCGCGGACGCCATCCAGATGAACTGGAAGGCGTTCGGCGCTCCGATCAACGACGCGCTCAAGCCGCTCCTCGACATCGCCATCGAGAAGGTGGAGGCCCTGCGCGGGCGCGCCGCCGAGATCGGTGCCGCGATGGCCACCGGCCTGCGCCAGATCGTGGCCGCCATCGGCGTGATCGCCTCCATGCCCATGGCGGAGATCGGGAAGGTGCTTGGCGCGGCGTTGCGCGTCGGGGCGGTGAGTGCAATCAACGTGCTGTATCGGGGGCTGAGGGCTACCATGGCCGCCGCCGGACAGTATTTCATCGAATACATCCGAGCCGCCGTGGCCCTCATCTCCCTGCTCTCCAAGGGTGAGTTTTGGAGCGGCATGGACTCCGCTCTCACGGGAGTGGCCAAGCTGTTCGCTGCCACCGTGCTGGACGGCATCACCAACGCGATTGCGTGGATCAAGGAGGCCATCAAGGCCGCGCTTGTGGGCGATGGCGCAGAGGCATCCGACAAGCTCGCCTCCCGGGCGGACAAGCTCCGGGCGGAAGGCGAAGCGGGGCTCTCCGGCAAAGGATTCGATTTCGCCGCGCTGTTCGAGGGGGCCGACGGTGGATTGCGCGACGCCCTTTCCCGCATCGCTGGCGCTTTCCAATCCACCTTCGCGGAGACCGGCGACATCCTCACGGTGCCGGAGGGGTCCTCCCAATTGCTCTCGGATTTCTTGGGCCGCCTCAAGGACGCCATGGCCGCCGCGAAGGATGCCGCCGCCAAAGCCACGGGCACCGGAGGCGCGGGCGGAACGGGCGACGGCTCCACCGGCAAAGGCAAGGGCGGGCTTCCTGCCATCGCTGGCCGCCTCGCCGGTTCGATGAACATGATCACGGGCAAATCCTACGGCGAGGTGCTCCAAAAGGAAGGCAACGCGCTTCTCCAACAGATCGCCGACAACACTAGCAAGGACACCAAACCGCAACCCAAGGTGGTTTCCCCGGCGGCGCGGGCCGTGGGCGTCTTCTCGTGAGCATGGCCACGTCGTTCCAGACCACCGGCCTCAAGGGGAGTCGCGACAAGACGGGGCTCGTCTCCATTACGGTCCCGTTTTACGTGGAAACGCTCGACGAAGCCTTCCGCGTGGGCGGGTCGCCCCCCGTTGGCTTGCATGAGGATAGCCGCTCCATCGAAGACGTGGAGGGCGCTGGCTACGTCGTCCACATCACCTACGAGGGGCTTGAATCCGGGAAAGACGAGGGCACCACCGATTACGAATTCGACCCTTCGTTTTCCGAAGAGCCCATCGAATCGCATCCGCTGATTCAGGAACTTGTGGACCGCTACCAAGGGGAGGTGGACCCGAAAACGAAGAAGGTGACGTTTCCGGCCACGCTCGCCGGAGGGGGCTCCGGTTTGGATGGTTCGGGGAACGAAAAGCCGAATCCCTTGGCGGGCCTGTCCACCTATGTTTCGCTCCGTTCGGTATTCCGCACCACCTACACGGCGCGAAAGATTCCGCCCCGGTTGCTTAAGGAGATCGGCACCGTGAAAAGCTCCCTTCCGGGAGGATTCCCCACGCCTTCGGGGCGCGATTGGCTGGTGATGCCGCCAAAAATCTCCAAGCGCGGCAATGCCTACCAGATTTCGGAAGAGTTGATGATGAGCCCTCCGGGCGGGTGGCCCAAATCCATCTATCGCCTGATCGAGCTTTGAACCATGGCCATTCCCGCCGACATCAAAGCGGAGCGTGGCCGCCCGATCCTACCGGCTTGGCGAGCCCTCCTCCGATTCATCGAGCGCACCGGCATCGTGCGCGGCCCCGGCGTGCGTCTCCGCACCGGGCCGTGGGGAACCTACGTCTATGCGGATGCCGACTACCAGCCTTGGAATCATCCGTTTCTGGTGTCCGCATCCGGCGCGCGGATCATGGTGGGGCCGGGCATGGTGGACGGGGTTTTTCCATACTTGGACAAGCAGCCGATTTCAGCAATCGACGAGGAGGGAAATGCGATTCCGGCCCCGTTCTTGGACGTGGACCCGCCATCCGGCGGGGTGTCTTTCGTGGTGCTTGAAGTGGAGCCCGGAGAGAGCGGGGAGATCGTGGACCATCCCGACAAAACCCGTATCATCCACGAGAGCGAGCGACCTCGCCCCGGAGAGCCGAAACAGGCTCTCGCTGAACTGCATTGGAGCGGGGAGCGAGTGCGATCCGTGTTTCAGGTGGTTTTGCACAACCTCAATTTCGGCACCAGCGAAGGGGCCACCGGCGAAGCGCCGAGAGCGTTCTTTTGGGCGGTGTGAAAAAATGCTTTTTCCATGCACAAACCGCTTGCGCATTTCCGTTTTATGCGCATATTATACACACGAAAACATGAGCCAGAAAAAGCACATAGCCAAACTTAGAGAAATGGTCCCTTCCGATTGGGAAATCAAGATCGGCGCTCACATCAAATTGGTGAGCCCGGACGGATTCACCGTGACATGCGGAAACACCATTTCCGACCACCGCGCTTACGAGAACATCAAGCGCGACATTAGAGCCACTCTCCGCCGAATCGAAGAGCACAAAGCCAAGAAAGCGGCGGAGAGCGAGACAAGCCAAGCGCCGGAAACGCAGCAACCAAAATTCGACAAGAAGAAAAAGCGCCGGAAGCGGTAGACGCCGCGGGCGGCGATGGTAGATTGAAAACAATGATCGCCCCCGCCCTCGACCTTCCCCCCGACCTTGAGCGCCTTGTCGTTTCGTTCTCGGTGAAGCGGCGCGGGCGCGTCTTCGACGTGGCGGGCACGCTCAAAACGGCGAGCCGCAAAACCATCCCGTTCGATGCGCGCGATTGCCCCTCGCTGTCCGCGGCCATGAGCGCCTTGGAAGCCGCGGTGGCGGTGGCGGCCAATTCTTGATCGCCCCCGCCTTGACGCCCCGCGCTGGGCGTGATCGGTGCCGTCAAAACCGTTCGGCGTTTGCTGCAAAAATACGCAGGCGCGCGAGACCTGCTCACCATCCCCGCGGCGGAATGGAATGAGGCGGTTGCCGTGCTCATGCAGAACCGTCCGCTTGTCTTGGGGGCGGGACGCCCCGGCGGCCAGTTCCATCCGTGGGAGATTTCCGCCCGGTGGGATGTCGAACGGAAGGCGGTTCGCTACCGGGTGCATCCGGGATTTGTGAATTCTCGCGCCGCCACCATTGGCCTGTCCGCCAAGGATGCCCCGCCCGCCTTCGCCTTGGCTGCCGGAGCTCGTGGAAATGACCGTTTGGAAGTGCCCCTCACGGCGGAGCCGGAAGCGATCATCCAAGCCGGACAATGGCGCGCCATCGGTTCGGATGCCGCCCCCATCGGCGTGCAATCGAATTCGGATTTCACGGGAGCCTCCTTTGTCTTTGAGTCCGTGCCGCCGTTCTTCCTTGCGCTGGGCGTGACGGAAGCCGAGCCCATGGCGGTGGGGTTGCTTGGCGGATTTCAGCGGTGGATCGAGGGCGACATTTCCACGCCGCCCGTGCGCCGCCTGTTGCGCTCCGTGGATGTGGTGCTTACCCAGCCGCGCCCCGCCATGCGCGCCTTGGTGGATGTGGACGGAAACGGCGCGAATGGCTCGTTCGTGTCTTTGGGTGTCACTTATGAATTGCCCGGCGATCCAACGCCTCGCATCGCCCATCGCACGCGCTTCGAGCCCATCGACCCGATCCCGGAAACCAGCATCCTCACGGGAGCCCTTCGCGATGAGCCTTTCGACCAACTCCACATCGCTTCCATCTACGCGGTGAGTCCGGCCAGTGCGAGGGATGGGGATGCGCCGGATGCTTCGTGGGCGTTCTATGCCCGCCACCATGAGTTCTGGAACTTGAACCATGCCACCAACCGCATCGTGCCCGCGTCTCCACCCTCGCCATTGCAATTCCCCATTCCGCTGGCTGGGGGTGCCGCTACGCTGATGATCAATTCCATGCTGGCGGTGATCAATGACAATGCCGAAGCCGCCATGGCCATGCTTGCGGGCAACCGGCTTGAGGGGCGCTTTTGGTCCGTGTGATGAGCCTGAACAAAGCCAAACGATTGATGGAGGAGCGCCGCCGGAGGATTGCGGCCAACGAAGTGCTTCCGCTGGACCCTCCCTTCCCGTATCGCGTCCGTCCTTTCGACGTGGGGTTTTTCCGCGTCGGGCAACGGCGTTCGGCGGGCGGTTGACGGACGGGCATGAGGGAAATCCCCATCGCCCGATCCCTCCCGCATGGATGCCACCATCTACTTCGACCTCTCCAACAAGGAGGCTTTCGAGACGCTCAACGGCGGGGCGAGTTTCGATTTTCCCCGCGCCTATTTCGGCGAATCCCTCACCGTGCGGGGGCGCTTCGCTCAACGCATCGGCGGCGAACAAGTGGAGGTTTCCCGCGTGGTGCGCGAAGTGCGGGCCTCCATCGGCCATGTGGATGCGCGCCCGGAAGCGGGTTTCCTTTCCATCAAGATCGGGCCGCTTGCCGTGCCTTCCGCCGATGGTGTGAACGTGACCGGAGCCCTCCCGGCGAAGGCCACCGCCGCCCAGGTGCAAGCCGCCATCAACGCGCTTGCTTTGGTGGGCTCGGGCGAAGATGCGATTTACGGAGCCGCTTCCGTGGTGGCAAGCCATGGCTCTTGGCTCGTCACGTTCGAGGAAGCCACGGAGCCCGTGGAAATCCACGCGGCCAGCAACTCGCTTTTCCCCGTCTCCTTCCTCCGCGTCCGCACCCAAGAAGTGGATGGGGAAATCGTGCATGACTTGCGACTGATCCAAGCGCCGGTGGCCTTCACGGACCATGGCGAGCGCGTCGTTTCTCCCGGCCCCGAAGTGACCCGCCTGCAATTGGGGGGCGAGAACGGAGAAGCCAAGTGGCCGGAAATTCAGCGTCTCTTCCTGCCTCCGGGATTCCGCGGCCTCTACCAGATTCGGCGCGGCTTCCTGAAATCGCCTCTCCTCAAGGCCGGGGATGACGATGCGGATGGCGCGGATGAAATCGCCGCGGCCATCGCCCCGCTCGCGGATGAAGGCGGCGGCTTCGACGTGACGAACCCCGCGCAAAACACCGCTCACATCACCGCCACGGGCTCCATGGTGGGCGAGCCGCTGGACCTCTTGGAAGTGGAGGTTTTCGACGCCCCCGAAGGTGATCTGGCCTTCACGCTCGACCTGAAAACCGCACCGCTTGCCGTGCTCCTTCGGGAGCGGGCGGAAATTGCCCTGCCCATCGAGATCGAGGCGGATTTGGAGGATGAGAACGATCCTGAACTTGTCCACACGCGCAAGCTCTACCGTGGCGAGATCACCGTTGCCCGTGAACTCCATTGGGAGGAACTGAGCGCGGTGGCGAACATTGATTGGACGCGCCCTCCGCTCCCCAAGGATTACGTGCCCTTCTCTCCGAGCCAAGTTTCCAACGGAAATCTTTGGTGGGCGGAGGCCGTGGGTGACGGCGTTCAATCCACCATTGTGATTGATCACAATTTGGACACGGACTTGCTCGCCGTCTTCGTCTATCCCAACACTTCCACCGGCGGACCGCTGTCCCTTGGTGCCGATTTCACCTACACCCGCACCAATTCCAATGCCTTGGAAATCGCCTTCGCGGAGACGCCCGCCGCCGCGGAATTCGTGGTGGTGATTTTCGGCCTGTCTCAAACCTCCTTTTTCGATCCGCACGGCCACACCATTCCTCAAATCGAGAACCTTCAAGAAATCTTGGACGATTTGGGCGGGCGTCTTGGCGCGCTGGAAATCCGTTCGGGGGGCGGATCGCTCCCGGCGAACGTCTCCGGCGACACTGCCGAGGCGGCGCGCTGGAAGCTTCCGACCCTGTTCGAGGTTTACCCATCGCGCCAGCCTATTGCCGATCCCGGAGCCAGCCTTGCGGACCTCGACAAGAGCACCCTTCCTCGCGCTCGCGGCCTTTTCCCTGCTGTGCATACCGATACCGTGGGGGCGATCCCGGATTCGATTGGCTCTCCGGCCCCGGAAGACGCTGGCACCGTGTTGCGCAATGAGAGCGACGGGGAAATCTTGGTTCCGGTTGGCTTCGGGCATTCCACCGCCCGCGTAAAACCCGGCGGGCTCATCGCCACGGACGGGCGCACGTGGTTCCCCGTGGCCCAATACGGAGCGGAAGAGCCAGTGGCCTTCGTGGTGGACCTTGGGGAATCGAATACCGCCCTGAAAGCCCCCGGACAGGCCCTCGCAAACGGCACTCGCGGACGCCTCTCCACCACCGGAGAACTCCCCGCGCCGCTCAATGCGTCTGATGACTTCTTTGTGGTGCTTTCCGATCCGGCTTCCGGCACCCTTGCGCTCTCGGTGGAGCCCGGAGGGGAGCCCATCGCCCTTTCCACCGTGGGCACCGGCTCTCACGCCTTCACCAAGCGCGTGGAAACGTCCTTCTATCCCTCGCAATTCGAGCGCGAGCTTTTCACCATCCATGTGAACGACCGGCAATTGCGCACGGGTAAGGCGCTGCAACTCAACTTTGGATTGGAGGCCGCGCTCTACGGCGCGAACACTTCCGCCCAATGGAGCGTGCTGATTGAGATCGGCGAGGCAGAAGGCGTGACTACGCCCCCCATCACTGGCGTGAACCTCTCGCGGATCAAGTGGCGCGGAACGCCGATTCTGGAACAACGCCTTCTCATCTCCCCGGTGACTGCTCTGCACCGCTTCGGCGTGAACGTGGATCGCTACACGGTGAGCGGCGAAGATCGCTTCCGCGTCACTCCGCTGCTCTACGGCGCGAGCGCCGCCATGGCCACGCCGCCCCTGTCTGCCAATTTCTCGCTGCGGGCACGTCTCGCACGCTTCGACACCGAAGATGGCCAATCCAATCCTACGGGCTTCGTGGCCCTCAAGGGACTCACGTTTGACGCCCTGGGGAACGATGGAAAGCACGGTTTTGCCTTCATCTCCTGATCGCATCTTCTAATGGCGGGACACGTCACATGGAAAGTTCCACAAGTTCAGACTCAGCTTCAGCGGGTCAGGACGGACCCGTTGTTTCGGAATACCGGCAATCCCGATCTGTCCGTTGAGACCAAAGCCGATGAGGATTGGATTTACAAATGGTCGGGGCCGGGGCCGGACGCGATCATGGTGGGAATTCGCCACAAGGATTCGGATGCGTGGCTCCCAGCTACCACGCGGGGAATGAGGCCCATCACTCGCGCTCAGCACGAACAAGACAAGCGGGCCGAGGAGGATCGAAAACGGCGGGCCGAGGAGGAAAAGAAAAAGAAGAGGGAACCTCGCCCAACTCGGACCTATCAGGGACCGGGTTCCGCCTCCGTCTCGGGGAGGGGCGGGAGGCCGCATCGAGAACCTTCAATCCGGCCTTGGCGACCCGAACCGCGCCCCGTCCCTACTCAATTCGGACGGCTCCCTTTCCCTCCAAGCTCAATCCGAACTGATAAACGGACTGGACTTGGCAGACCTCACCGAAGAGCTGCTCGACCTGCTCGACCCCGGCCTCAGCATCAACTTTCAAATCTGGAACGATGGGAGTGGAACCCCTTTGTATGTAAACGCCCTGCTCGGAACCAGTGACAGCCTTTCTCAGCAACTCCATCCCGCATCGAGCATGGACGCACGAAACCTTAACTTTCCCTCCGCCTACTCCTATCTTGAAGCCGGATACGCCATCGGGCGGGAGGGCTGGGCCGCGGCGGGGCAAACGGCTCCCGCGAAGTGGCTCATGGTGGTTGAGGGCGTGGTGTGCATTGGCACCGAAGGCAATTGGTCCGTCATCACCTCCCGCAAAACGGGAGATGGAAACATCCTTCCGCAAGACCTCACCGCGAAGGACTGGCTTGTGGCCGCTCAGGTTTCCAGCCTCATGCTTCCGCGCCCTGACCTTGAAGTGAAATTTTGACATCTCCCCTTCCGAGCCATGCCCGCACCCGTCATCGAGCCTCGCACCTCTCTCCAAGTCGCGAAGAAGGGAGAAGCCTTCACGTTCCAGCTTGCCGCGTTCAACGTGCCAGCGACGTGGACGGGCCTCTATCTGCCGCCCGGCCTTACTATCAACAATCAAGGGTTGATCACGGGAACGCCAACCACGCCCGGACTCTATCAAGTGGCTATCCGCGCGAACAACGCGGATGGTCTGGACCAAATTTTCGTTCTCATCACCGTGCTCGCCGAGGAAATCGACGAGGAGCACATGGGCGAGTGGAATGACCTTGTGCTTGATTTCGATCTTACGACGCGACAACTCGCGATTCATGGCAAGGGCGCGGCGGTTGATGGTGATGGCGCTGGCCTTTTCCCAATGGCGGAGGGAGACGCCATGAATCTTCTGGTTGGCTTCTACCGCGACGGGGTTCTCCGGGACGTGAATCCCAATGGCGAGCACATCTCGGTGAAGCTGGCCTTGAAGGAATTTGAACCTGAAAGGCTCCTCACGCTGGAAGGCGGTTCGCCGGAGAAGGTGGTAGTGGGGGATTCCGTCCGCTACCGAATCAATGCCTACCTTGATCCGAAAGCGTGGCTGGCCGTCCTCTCCAACTACGAGGAGGACGAGGGAACCCGAATGCTCGCTCTTTCCGAAATCGAGCTGATGGTTGGCGGCAACCTCTATTCGCAGAGCAAGGCCACGGCTCCCTTCGAGCTGAAAGGCGGGATGACTGGAAACTACGGGGAAAACCCAAAAATCAACCGCACGCTCACCTTCAATGGCTTCACTGATACGGTGCCGCGGGATTATCAACTCAAGTTGCAGTTGAATGTATGGGGGCGTCCTTCCCAAAACGTCACGCTAAACCGCGCCCTGAAATTGGCCAAACCGGGAGGCGCATGGGTGGTTTCCAACGAAACAGGACCCACGTCCATTCAGGGACCGGGAGGGAGTGAATGGCAAGTGACGATGGAAAACACCGACATCGACGGCCTCGCCAGTGCGGTTGATGTTGATGTGGAGTTCACCACCACGATTGGGTCTAGCTCGTTTAACAAAGTGTGGATTGTCCATTTGGACCAATACCCGATGGCTGATGGCGGAGACCTTGGGGGCATGGGGCCGATTTCTTTCCCGTTCTCGTTTGATCCCTATATCACTTTATGGGGAGACCCGAGCCTGATTGGAGAAAAATCCCTCAGCGATCTGTCCCCCGGAGGGTCTGGCGTATTTCCCGATGCGGCGTCCTTGTTTGCCACCATCAAGGCCACCTGCGATTTCATCATGGGGCACGATACGCAAGTTGCGGCTTCTATCGTGGATAGCCAGACTTTGAAAATCACAGCTCCTCAATACTCGCCAATCTATGCGTTGTCCATGTCTCAATCTCTCCATGGAGGGGTTCACACCTCGGCCACCACTGAGACCCACCCTCAAACAGCGGTGTTGACCGGCACGCTCACTCAAACCTCCGGCAAGCGCCCCGACCGCTACACCGGCCAATTCGGAATCGACGTGATGAGGGGTATGGTCCCGGACAACTGATCTATGCAAATTCCAATCCAGATGACTCCGAAAGAGGAGGAGGAAGCCGCAGCCCGCCGCCGCATGAGGCAGGGGAGGGCGGAAATGGCAAGGGCACTGATTCCGCAGCGAAACCCGGACCTCCCAAAGGGACCGCCGAAACCCTACATGCCCGCCGCAAACGACGGGGGAGGCCCCATCGATGTGCTTTCAGTTATGGGCGCGTTTCCCACGTGGGTTGCCTACCGCGGGCACAGGCAGAAGGCTTTTCTTGCGCAACAGGGCATCCGGCACGGGTGGCACCATGTGAAATACGCCGATGACGTGGCCAAAGTGATCGAGGAGCGGGGACCGAGGGTTGTTCTGAATGAAGTGTGGTGGATGGACCCGAAGGACGTGGAGGCTCTCGCCAAGCGGTTCCCGGAAACAAAATTCGTCGCCCTTGCCCACGGCACGCCCGCATGGGTTTCGACTATCAGGCCGGACGAGCATTTCGCGAACCTCCGCATGGCGCGAGAAATCCCGAACTGCTATTATGGCATCGTTACAAACACGGGAAAGCTGCCCTCCGTCCCCGGAACGAAGGTGGTGGAAATCCCGAACTTCGCCATTCTCCCCGGCAACCTTCCCGAGCGGGAGGATGGCCCGCCCACTGTTTCCCTGATTGCTCGTAGCAACGAGGGAATCAAGCATTGGGGTGGCTCGACAATGGCAGTGGAATTTGCGGCCCGCCGCATCAAGGACTTGCACATCGTGATGGCCACCTACGACAAGAGCGACTCCACTTCGGCGCATGTCCGCCACTTCGAGGAGATCGGCATCCCGATCACGGTTGTTCAGTGGGGCGATTGGGAGAACTACATCCGCACCGTCGCCGCAAAGGTGGACGCACACCTGACGGCCTCCCTCTCCGAGAGTCTGTGCCTCGTGCCGCTTGAACATTGCCTTCTTGGCCGCCCCGCCATCGCTGGCCCCGCCGTGGAGTGGTTGCCAGACGCATGGAAGGGCAATCCTCAGGAGCCAGACACGCTTGCGAAGCGCCTCGCCGCAGTGATGCAAAGCAGGAAAGCTTCCACCCTTGCCCGGAACGCGGCGGAAGCGGTGGTAAAGCGGAACCACAAGGTTCTGATCGACCATCTTGGTGATTTGCTAGGCTGATGAATTTCTTCGTGACTGGAATCGGCCATAGCGGCACCATGTGGCTCGCCAAGGTGCTTGACTGCCCGCATGAATCTCCCGATCCGAGGAGCGTAGTTATCCCGCATCCCTACACGCCGTTCCCGGTGGAAAGGTTCTGGAAGGGCGGTGACGGGTATGGCGAGGTGAACGGCATGCTTCGCTATCATCTTTCCGCTCAATATCCCGGCAAGGAGCGCCTCATCCCTCGCCGCGCCTTCATCCGTCGCGATCCGAAGAAGATCATTGCAAGCTGGATGAACGATGAATTGCAGCGGAAGCCGTGGGAGCTCGCCTCTGTTTGCTTCGAGGTGCTTTGGCACTTCAAAAACCTTTCCGAGTGGGCGGAGAATGATCCGGGGGCGGTTGTGTTTGACCTTGACGCCATCGGATCGCACCCGGCTCGCCTTGCCGAGGTGCTGCAATGGGCGGGCAAGCCGAGGAAGGTGATGCCCGACGACTTGAAACCCGTCCGCCCCACGCCGGACAGGTTGAAATGGTTCGAGTGGGGGACTGCGGAGATGGAAACTTTCGACTTGGTATCGAAAAGGGTTGGATTGGCTTGATTGGTTGACCATGGTGGATTGGGAAATGAGGCTCGGATTGGAAATCAACTCCCTCACGTGGCGGAACCCGGATGCACCGGCCTCGCCGCTGGCGTCCATCACCGTGCGTCGGGGAGACGTGATCCCCATTGACGTGCTGGTGTTCTCCGGCGTCACGCGCACCGAACTAGCAGGCGAAGCCAGCGGAGTCCTGCAACTCAACCCGGCGAACTCATTCGGAACTGCCAACAAGATCGCCGATGACTCCACTATGGAAAAAGTGGGGGCGGGCCGGGAGGCGGTCTATTCCTTCACCCTCTCGGTGAACGGCTCCGGCGTGACGGCGCTTTTTCCAGACGCCAATACCGCGAGCGCCAAAGCCTCGCTGGAATTGCAGATCACCAACGGGGAACACGTGACTTCCAGTGAACCCCTCGCCGTGACCATTCAAAACGCCCTTATCCATGCTTGAAGGCCCGGTTTTCCATTACGCCCAATCCAACGGAACCGCGACGCGGGTGGTTCTTCCAATTTCGAGTCACTCTCACGCTTGAGGAATTTGGCCGCTTCGTTCGCCGTTTATTTCGTCGCCCATGAATCCGCAATTTCACATCTCCAAAATCTTCCATGATGGCGTGGCCGTCGCGGGGGCCGCCATCGCCAGCGTCACGGGGAACGCACTGAACCAGTGGCTTCAATCGCTCGTGCTGATCCTCACCTTGATCTTCCTGTGGCTGGGGATCGAGTTGCGTCGCCGGAAGCTGCGGGACAATACGGAGGAGGATTGACGCCCTTCCTTGGTGGACTGATACCAACCCCGTGAAACCCACGCACCAATGAGCCAGAACGCCGAAACCAAAACCGTCTTCGCCTCGAAAACCATCGCGGTGAACGCCATCATCGCCCTCGCCACCCTCTACCCGCCCATCGGGGCGTGGGTGAGCGCCAACCCGGAACTCACCCTGCACGTCCTCGCCGCCATCAATATCGGCATCCGCTTCCTCTCGAAAAAGCGCCTCGCGCTCTTCGCGTCGTGAGCACCCAAGCGATTCTCGGACCCATGAAGGCCGCCACCCGCTTCCCGTCGCACGGGATCACGGTGGCGGCCTTTCTCTTTCTCGCCGGATGCGCCTCGCGCGATCCGCATGTGGAGGCGTTGCGGGGGCTTGATCCAATTTTGGCCGCGCGGCCAAAAAGCCATCCCAATCCCGAAATCAAAGCCCTCCGATCACTGCAACCGTTGACGGAGGCGCTTCCGCATGAAGGCGCTCCAAGCACTGCTGGCGAAAATCTTCAAACCGAAGAAAACCAGTGAACCCCCGCCTGCGCCACCACGCGATCCAGTGGCGGCCTTTCGCGACTCCAACCACGCCGCGTGGCACGTGGTGAACTTGGAGGCCCGTCGCGACCAAAGCGGATACCCAATCCTCTACGAGCTTCCCGCGAACGATGGGGGCGGACGCTGGGAAATCGCGGGCATCAATGAGCGCTATCACCCGGATGCCCTCGCCCGCATCCGTGCCGCCAAGCCTTCCGAGCGCGAGGCGCTTTGCATGGCTCACATCGAAGGCTATTACCGGCGCTCCACCGGAGTGGAGCGGGGCATGTATCGCGCGGGCACGGATTTCCTCCTCATGGACATCACTTTCAATCGCGGGCCGGGCGGGGCCGCATGGATCGCCCGTGCCGCCTTGCAAGCACTCGGGGCGGAAATCACGCCCGGCGCGTCTTTCGGCCCGCTCACCAAAAAGCTCTTGTCCGATTTCGACACGGATCGCCCGGCGGACCTCTTGGGGCATCTGCGCAATTCTCGCGAGCGCTACGAGCGCGAGCGCGTGGGCTATCGGGCGAATCTGTGGCGCGGTCTGGTGAACCGCTGGAACAAGTCGGAATCCATCGCCGCCGAACTCAACGCCGAAGAGGCTCGCCTTTCCATCGCGTGACCGCTCCCCTTGATCCCGCCGAATCCCGGCGCACCCTCGCTGCGGCCTTCGTGCCGCGCGTGAGTGAATTTGCCAATCTGAGCGAAGCCGCGCGGGCGCTCATGGCGTCCTGCAACGCTTTCTCCACCGCGGACCAAGCGCGCGGCGTGCTGCGTCGTGAAATCCTGAAAGCTTCCGCTGCGAGAGGCGAGGCCAGCGAAGGCGGAGGAGGGGAATCACAATGGCGCGAAGGCGAGGGGAACGCCAGTTTCCAGTTTCGCGGCTCCATTGATCACCCCATGACGGTGGACGAACTCCTTGCCGCCAGCGGCGTGGACCTCGCCCGCTGGAAGGTGGTTTCCATCGAAGTGAAGGCATGGGGAGTGACGGCCAAAATGACCGAGTTCACCCGTGTGGCCGGAGCACGCCCCGCGCCCGTGGGGGAACACCTGCAAGCGGGGAAAAACTTTTACCTATCCGTCCGGCTCGCGGAGCGCAAGGCGGAGCCCGCCGCGCTGATCGAGGACGCGATGGATCGCGCGATTGAGCGCCTGTCCGCATCGGGCGCGGGATCGCGATACATGCCGCCCGCCGACTTCCGCGCCGCTGGCGAAGACAAGGGGAAGCGCCTTCTTGAGCCGTGCATTTTCGACCTCCACCTTGAAAAGCTCGCATGGGGGCCGGAAACCGGCGGGGCGGATTGGGGCACCAAGATTGCCGCGAGCGGTTGCCTTGAAGCGGCGCAAGACCTGCTCTCCCACTATCGCGACTTCGGAAGGATTCTCCTCCCGCTCGGCAACGACTTCTTCCACTGCGACAACCGCACGCAAAACACCAGCGGGGGAACTCATCTCCTCGACGTGTCCTCCCGCTGGGCGGAGGCGTGGGACGTGGGATGCGACGTGGCCATCAACCTTGTCCGGCTGTGCCTCGAATTCGCTCCGGTGGACATCCTTATCGTTCCGGGGAACCATGACTTTCAGCGCTCCATCTTCATGGGGCGCGTGCTCAAGGAGTGCTTCAACCACGTGCCGCATGTGACCGTTGACCACTCACCGGGCACCATGAAGCGCTTCCGGTGGGGGCGGACTCTCCTCGGCTTCGCGCACGGCAATCCGCGCAATGAGCCTTACCACAAGCTTGGGGTGGAGATGATGACGCGCTGGCCGGAGGACATTCCCGGCACCGTGCATCGCGAGTGGCACGTCGGGGACCAGCACCGGATGCGCTCCCAAGCCATGACGATTGAGGGGTTTGAGGAACAGTCCTTGCGCGTCCGGGTGATCCCGTCGCTTTGCTCGCCCGATTTCTGGCACGCCTCCAACCTCTACCACAACATCCGCGCGGCGGAATGCTTCCTGTGGGATTGGGATGCGTGCTACGTGGGGCACCATTCCTACAACATCGCGCTCGCCCGCAAAGATCGCGGGGAGCGCTGAAAGACCGAAAAACGAAGCGGGGCGAAAAAAATTTCGCATCATAACTCGCTGTTTTTCAGAGCATTGCGCGGGGTGAGAAATTAAATGCGCATATATGCGCATTTTTCGCTTGAATGCACAAGCGGCTTGTGGTTTAATCCCATCAGTTACAACAAACCATGAGCGCACAAGATTACGCCTTCACTCGCCGCTTCGGAATCGAAATTGAATTTTTCGGCAACGCCTACAATGCCGCGCAACGCATCACTCAAGCGGGCGAATCCTGCGTGCCCGAGCACTACAACCACGCCGCGCGGTCTCACTGGAAGATGGTCTCGGACGCATCCGTGTCGCACAACCTCGCCAATGGCGGCGAGCTTGTCTCTCCTGTCCTGCGAGGCGAGGAGGGCATCGCTTCCGCCAAGCGCGCCCTTTCCGCTCTGGCCTCCGGCGCGGATATTTTCGTGAACCGTCAATGCGGATTTCATGCGCATTTCGACGTATCAGATTTCACCTTGAACCAGTTCAAGGCGCTGGCGAAATTCTGGCTGAAATACGAAGACATCATGGAATCTCTGGTGTCCCCCTCCCGTCGCGGCAACGCCATCTATTGCCGCTCGAATCTGAATGTTTTCCGCATGGCCTCGGACATGGATTCCACCATCGCGGACGCGAAGGCTCGCAAAGTGAACGCCGATTGCAAGGCCGTGGCCCGCGCCTTCGCTGCGGTGGACGCTTGCACCACCATTGAACAAATTGCGAACCTCTTCGGCACCCGTTACATGAAGTGCAACTTTGAAGCCTACTTTCGCCACCGAACAATTGAATTCCGCCTTCACCAAGGCACCACGAACCCCGAGAAGGTGGAAAGGTGGCTTCGTCTTCTCAACTACTTTATTGAAGGCGCTCGGCGCGTCCGTGGCGTCCCGGCCCGCAAAGATGACGGAAAGGACGGAATTGACCGGATTTCCCACCTGCTCCACTCCGGCACCAATTCCGAGCTTCGCCGCTACTTTGTCCGCCGCGCCCGCGCCCTCGCGTGAGGCGGCCCGCCATTCGATCCAACACCCATCGCCAACATGAACAAGCCCGCGCTCCCCGTCATCACCATCGCCGCCCGCCTTGCGGGCGCGGACCCCGCCACGCTCAACGGCCCCGTGCAATTCCAAGCGGCCAATCCACTGGAATTCTTCCACCGCCTTCGTGCCGCATCCCCCGAACCTTGCGCCACCTATGAAGACTTCCTCCTGTCGGTGGCCCGCCTTGCCACGAATCTCAATGGAGCCCCCCACGACGGCGCGGACCCGGAAGCGCTGGCACGCGACCTGCAAATGTCCGGCCTGATTTCCGCGGACAACCCGACCGCCTTCCAATCCTGACAAATCGCCCCATGGAATTTTATTTCGCCTACGGCTCAAACCTCCTGAAAGCCCAAATGATGCGCCGGTGTCCCGGCTCCATGCCCGTGGCACGCGCAATGCTCCCCGGATGGAAGTGGACCATTGGAGAGCGCGGTTTCGCAACCATCGCCCCTTCACGGGCGCGCAATGCGGTTGTCCATGGTGCCCTTTACCAGATCACCGACCGCGACGAAGCGCGCTTGGACGTGGCGGAGGGCGTGGCAATCGGATGCTACGGAAAATTCTGGCTCCCCATCCTCACCCCGAATCGCGAGGAGCCCGGCGAATTCCACGAAGTCCGCGCGCTCGTCTACGTGGACCCGCGCTCCGCCAAGGGCGCGCCGTCCCCCGAATATATTCACCGCTGCATCGCGGGCGCGGCAGCGTGGCGGCTCCCGGCGGAAACGCTGAACACCATGAGGCACTTTTCATAAAGTGCGCATAAATGCGCACTATTTGATTGCATCCTCAAGCCGCTTGCGTATCTTGATCCCATCGCCATGAACTTCACACAAGCCCACAACCTCGCCGCCCAACTCTTGGACCGCTCTCCCCGCGAGCTTCGCCACCGCGAAGAGCGAAGGCGCTCCAATGTGGCCATGGCACGCGAGCCCTACCCCCGCACCGTGGCGGAGTCCATGGACCCGAATGCGAAATACAGGCCCGAAGCGCTCCGGGCCATGAGGGCCTTCCGCGATGCCCGCCCCTTTCAGGGAACGGAGCGCGAACGCTTCGCCAAGATCGCGGCACTCCACGTGCTCCTTTGCGACACCTACGGCATCTTTCCCATCCTTCGGCGGGACTGGATGACGGAGGGCGATTCCGGCTCCTCATGCTTCCGCCCCGGAGAAAACTCCATCACCCTGAGCGGAAGGCTTTCGGTGATCACCTACCTCCACGAATTCGCCCACGCCCTCGGCAAGGGAGAGCGCGGCGCTTGCCGGTGGAGCCTCAATCTGTTCCGTCGCATCTTCCCCCGCTCCTTTGCCCGCTTGCGCCCCGTTGGCCATACTCTTGTCCGCGCCTGAAATCCCATGAACACCCTCGCCCCCCTTGCCTCCAACTACCGCGACACCCCGCTTGAGGCGGTCGCGCTCTGCCCCCTCGTCTTCGTCTACGGAACGCTCAAGCGCAATCATGGCAATCATCGCATTTTGAATGATGGGCGCGCGGAATTCCTTGGCGTGGTCGCCACATTCCAACCTCACCGCCTCTTTGTGTCCGGCCTCCCCTACCTTGTGGAAGGCACGCGGGAAAATCCGGGAAAGAAACAAGTGATCGGAGAACTCTTCAAGGTGGACACCCCCACCATGGAGCGCCTTGATCGTCTGGAAGGCCATCCCAGCTTCTACGAGCGCCGCCTTTCCGAATTCGTCTACGCCGACCGGCGCGCCCCGGACGGAAACAGGCTCAAGGCGTGGGTTTACTTCCACCCGTGGAGCCCGGCATTTCGCGGCCTCACCCCGCAATCGGAGTATTGACAAGCGGCTTGTGCATTGCACCATTTTCCAATGAGCAAGAAGACTCCGATTCAAAAATACCTGTCTCAGATTGGAGCCAAGGGCGGAGCCGCCTCCGGCGAGAGCAAGCGGCGCGGCGGTTCAGACTACTATGCGGAAATCTCCCGGAAGCGGTGGGAGAAGCGCCGCGCCGAAGCGTCCCCCGAGCAACCACCGCGCCAGAAGTGAATCATCCAAGCCGGAGTTGGATCACGTTGGCCACCGTTTCCGCGGCTTCCGGGTGAAGCCCCTCCACGATCACTTCCCCGCCTTCCGTCTCGCGCCACATGATCGGCTCCGGGCGCTCGTAAAACTCCACCGAGAACCATCGCGGCGCGCGTGAATCCGCAACGATCCGCCTCACCGTCTGAGCGATCACGGAAGCCCTCTCCTCGGCATTGCCCCAATCCACCTCCTCGCCCTCCCATTTCGATGGAGAACGCGCCGCGTCCGCTTCGGCCATGAGCGCCGCGCGCTCCGCCTCCGCCTCCCCCAAGGCCCTGAGAAGAGCGTCGCTCGCGCCTCCACGGGCAACGGCCTCCACCAGATTGGCGACACGCTCCCCCAAGGCTTCCGCCCGCAGTCTCAACGCCTCGGCGCTTCCATCCGCAGCCTGCGCGGGCAACCGCCAGCACTCGCGCGCCACGGCCACGAAAAACGCGAGGAACTCGGCGAGGGGCCAAGATTGCCGCGAGCCGCGCCCCTCAACCCCAGCCTGTGTGCGTAAATAGACGTATACCCTTCCCTTGGTCCGGCAGGTCTTGGCATGGAAGGGGTTTCCGTCTGGATCAAACAGCACCCCGCGAAAGGGATTGGACACCGCATCCGCAGAGCGCGCGCGCACGGTTCGGAGAGACCGCAGCCGCGCCACCGCTCCCCACAACTCCGCTGGGATGATGGAGGGGAAGTAGCCGGGCACGGGGGCAAGCGGAACCCTCTTCCCCGACACGGTGCGGTGCGGAGTGAATTCGCCAAGCACCGAGCGGGATTCGATAAGCACCCTCACGCTGGCGGCAGACCATTGCCCCCCTTTCATGGAGGGCACGCCGTCCTCATTCATCTTGCGGGCAATGCTGGTGAACCCTGTGCCTTCCGCGGCCATGCGAAAAAGAGTCCGCACCGTCTCCGCCCGTTCGGGGATAATGCGCCAGCCGTCCTTTTCCCATTCGAGCCACCCCGGACTCACGCGAGTGAATGGTGAACCGGGGGCGATTTTGGCACGCTTCGCCTCCCACGCGGCCAGAAGTCGCTTGGATTTCATGGCGCTCTCCTCATTCGCCCGCGACATGATCAAGAGCGAATACATGAGCTCAAGCATCATGTTCGGGGACTCGGCATCGTAGATGTGCCCATCCGCCAGCGTGGCCACGCTCACACCTGCATTGATCACTTGCAGAAAGATTGGCAATGCGCGGTTCACCTCCAAGCGCGAGATGCGATCCAAGCTTTCCACCACGAGAACCGCACCCCGCGGCACCCTGCCGGATTCCACTGCGTGGAGAAACTCACGTAAAGCCCCCTCGGTGGCGTTCTTGCCGCGAAAGGCGCTCACGCCCAAATCCGCATAATCCTCCACGGGCTCCGCCCCGTGCTCCCGGCACCACGCGACAAAGCCCTCACGCTGGCGACGGGCGGAATCCCCCCGAGATTGGGCACCGCTTGAAAAGCGGATGTAGGAATAGGCCGGACGGGCATTCATACGTATATAATGCGTATGTTTTCCGTCCCGTCAATAAATTCACGATGGTGTTCTCGGCGAGGCCGCT